AGTAATGACTGGGTTTATGGGCGCAGGAGGCTGGAGTGACGGCAAGTTAACGTATCATACTTCAATTGGAGGCCATATGTCCAAATACTGTGGTGAAGATAAAGCTATGTCGTTATTTAACGAAGTAATTGAGAATTTTAAACGTTTTCACCCTAAACCAGAAGCGGTACAGTGTTCAAATCCTGTTGCAGAACCTGAATTTATTAAGCCTTATTTTGGGTTAAGGTTGTTTCCTGTATGGCACGTAGGTACTGATTATTTACATGAAATTGGTAAGAATTGGTATGATTTCTTAGTTTCTAAAGGTGTTCATTTTATTTGGAATACTAAAGTAGAGGCTATTAATTTTAATGAAAATTATGTTTCATGGAAAAGAGATTTAGCAAACGTTAGTCAATATTATGATAGGCTTATTTTTGGCGTAGGTAAATCGGGTATTGATTTTGGTAAAGCACTTGCTGAACAATATAATCTACCTACTGAAGCAAAACCAGTACAAATTGGTGTACGTTTTGAAGCACCACAAAAACACTTCCAAAAATTAATTGATATTAGTTATGATTTTAAACTATATCGTAAATTTGAAGATAAAGGTGTATCACTAAGATCGTTCTGTACTAATAATAATGCTGCTTATGTAGCTGTAGAGGAAACATATGGTGACCACAGTTATAATGGTCATGCTAAAAAGGATGAAGCATATCGTAATGATATGACTAATTTTGGTATTTTAATGGAAATTAGAGGTATTGATAAACCGTTTGATTGGTCACGTGAAGCAGTTAAAAAACTTCAAGTTAATGGTACTGGTACTTATTATTCACCTAGCCATAGAGTACCATCTAAAACAAGCGAGGGTGAATATGTTAAAACTGAAATTGTAAATAGTTTAGATCCATTATATGATGCTATAGGTGATAATGCTGTTTATATTGAGGATTTTATTGAAGATATGACTAAAGTATTCCCTACATTAGGTAATGATTGGGGTGTTTATATGCCAGAAGTAAAATACCTATCACCAGAACCACTTGTAGATTATGATAACTTATCACTTAAAACAGTACCAAATGTCCACTTTGTAGGCGATGCTCTCTCAGCAAGGGGTATTACAGTAAGTGGAGCACAAGGTACATATGTTGCTGAATCAATCTTAAATCAAAAAGAAATAGATGATTTTTTAGAGTGGGCAGATAAGCCAGGTCCTTGGTCTGAAGAAGATAATAAAATACACACTATAGGGGGTTTACCAATGCCTAAAGAAAAATCCGAATATTGGAAAACAGTATGAGTAAAAAAGAAAATAAAAAATTTGAAGAAAGTCGGTTAATCGAAGAACAAAATCGACTTCGAGGTGTAGAAGATTTTCCTAAATCTAGAAAATTAAAATCACCAGATGGTACTATAGCTTATCTTTGGGATAATAAACTTCATAACTGGGAGGGACCAGCTCTTATACCAGAAGGTGATAGTCGTAAGAGAGAGTATTATATTTATGGCATACAATATTCCGAAGAAGAATGGAAAGAAAGAAAAAGAGACGGTAAGGGTCTACCGTGGTTTAAAGACCCAAGATTTAAAGAAAGACAAGCAGGATAATGAAAATAGGTTTTTGTGGAACAATGAGTGTAGGTAAAACTACACTAGTTAAAGCGCTTCAGGAAATCCCTGAATTAAAAAATTATAAATTTGCTACTGAACGTAGTGCATATCTTAATTCTTTAGGTATTCCTCTTAATCATGAAACAACTATAGAGGGACAAACAATTTTTCTTGCAGAACGTGTAAGTGAATTAATGCAACCTAATATAGTTACAGATAGAACTATTATAGATGTAATGGCATTTACTAAATGTGCTAGAAAAACTAGTATTATAAATGGAGAAGCTTTTGAAGCATATGCTCAACGTTTTGTTTATTTATATGATTATTTATTTTATATATCCCCAGAAAATATGGATATGGAAGATAATGGTGTAAGGGAAACTAATTTAGAATATAGAAATGAAATTGATGTATGTATTCAAGAATTATTAAAAAAACATCGTCGTTTTTACACAACAATTAAAGGTTCTACAGAAGAACGAATTAAACAAATATTAAAAATAGTAACATTTTAATCATGAAAATTTGGAAATGGATAGTAGGATTACTTGCAATGCTTGGTGGTGCGGCTGCAGTAGCTTCTACTCAAAATAAGAAGAAAAAAGAGCACACTAAAAAGGTTAATCAAAACCAAAATAAGATTAAAACAGTTCAGGCTAGAACTAGAAAAGTAGAAGCACAACGAACTGAAACTAAAAAAGCAATTAATACACAAAAGAAAAAAGTGGTTAAAGCTAAAACACAGGTTAAAAACACTAGCAATGCTAAAAAAGTAACAGGTGATTTTAAGAAAAAATACAGAAGAAAAAAATGAAAAATTTATTATTAATTTTATTTTTAGGTTTATCTAGTGCTTTTTATGCTCAAGATACTTTAAAAATCCCCGCGGATGAGTTAGAACAATTTTTTCTTGCTCTTGATACCCTTGAAATACAAGATTCGTCAAAAGCAGTATTAATTGAAGAACTTGAACGAACAATTAAATTATACGAATTATTAATTGAACAGGATAGTTTAGTCATAATGTATAAGGATGAAGAAATATTTCTTTTAAATGAACAAATCCAATTACATTTAGATTATATAAAATCTCAAGATAAGTGGTTTAATAGACCCGCAGTAGGTGCGGCAGCAGGTATACTAGGAACCATACTTTTAATACAAACTTTAGACTATACACTGCCTGACTAAGTTTTATATATTTATTATTGTTAACAACAATATTTTGCAAAATGAATAAAACTGACATCAAGCAGATTATACTTGAAGAAATTGAAGCCACTTTAGAGGATATGAGAATGTCCCCCGAAATGATGGCTGCGGATTCACGTCCTGAAGAAGACGACCGTATTGCCCAAGCTATGGAAATGGGTGATGAAGATGAATTAGAAGATTTAGCCGCTGGTGAATTAGATAGAGCCGGTTTAGAAGAAATGGCTCGCACATCTAATGTGTTTAAAATAAGCCAAGAAGCTGATTTAAAGCAAGTCCTTCAATTTATGCAACGTGTAAATGACGTTCTTAAAACATATAAATCACCAGGACAAAAGCGCCCTAAAAAGCGTTTTACCCCGGAAGAAATAAAAGCCCTAGCTACGGCAATGCTTAAGCCTGAGGGTTTTACTTCTAAGGACGTAATTGCTGCTACTTCTTATAATAGCCCAGCTCAAGCAAATAAGTTCTTAAAAGCGCTTGAAATGAAAGGTTTAATTACATTAACTTCTCAACTTAAAAAAGCAATGGAACCAACTCGTGATCCAAATGCTCCTGAAACTAGAGGTAGAAAGAGAAGAGACGCAGAATTTGATATGTCAGATGATCCAATGACTGACTTAGATGCCTTAGGCTTAGGAGGCAGCATTGATCTAAGCGACCCATTAGCAGAAAACAATAACACTATGAGTGAATTAGAAAAATACGTTAAAAAAATAATCAGAGAAGCTAAAAATCCATTAGCTAAAAAGATGAAAGAAATTGAAACTCAAGGACGCAGAGCAGCCCTTGAAACTAAACTTGCAGCAATTGATGAAATGATCGAAGAAACACAAGGTCGTTTAACTCGTATTGATGAAGATAATGAGTTTAGAGACATGATGGATAAAAATGCTGTTAAAGAAGTTCGTAAACAACTTAAAGAACTTGAAAGAGCTAAAGCTAAACTTCAGAAAGAATATGGTAAAATGGGTAATAAATTACCTAAAAATTATGATGAAGATGAGAAAAAAGTAATGGATGAAGATATTCCAGTTGAAGAAGATGCTATTGATGAAGAAGTTCCAGTTGAAGAAGAAACATTTGAACTTAATGAATCAGTTAAACGTATGCAAAAATTAGCTAACCTTAGAGGTTAAGTCAATTATATATTAAAATTAAGGGGACTTAGGTCCCCTTTCTTTTTAGCTACGTATATACGATGGCAGATATTAAAGCAATTATAAAGCAGGAATTTGTCAAATCAGCAAGCGATCCTGTTTACTTTATGAAAAAATATTGTTGGATCCAACACCCAACAAGAGGTAGAACACAGTTTAACCTATACCCATTCCAAGAAAAAGTATTAGGACTACTAAACAAACACGATAAGTCAGTAATTCTAAAATCAAGACAGCTTGGTATTTCGACACTTTCAGCAGGTATAGCTCTACACATGATGCTATTTCAAAAGGATAAAAACATCCTTGTAATTGCAACAAAACAAGAAACTGCTAAAAACCTAGTAACTAAAGTACGATTCATGTACGATCAGTTACCTAGCTGGTTAAAATTACCAACAGTAGAAAATAACCGACTATCACTACGACTTAAAAATGGCTCTCAAATCAAAGCAGTATCTGCAGCAGGTGATGCTGGTAGATCAGAAGCAATTTCACTTCTAGTAATTGATGAGGCTGCATTTATTGAAGAAAATAGAATCGAAGAGATTTGGGGTTCAGCACAACAAACACTTGCTACTGGTGGTAGAGCAATAATATTATCTACACCTAATGGTACTGGTAACTGGTTCCATAGACAATGGATTAAAGCACAAGAC